TTAAATTATGAAAGGACTTATTAATAGATTGTCTGTATTCACTGTTGGAGAATTAAAGCAAGAAGTTAAAAGACGAGAAACATTAGCTAAACAAGACCTTGTTAATAAAACCTTTCTTGTTGTGTGTAGATATTATAACACCACAATGAAAGATGTTTTACATAAAAAAGAAGGTATAGTGCCAAGGGGCTCTGGGAAACTAAACGAAAGGCGGGCTAAAAAAGCATTGATGTACATATTTCGATACTCTCAAAAAAGACAAGTATGTGAGATTGGGAATATAATGGACAGAAACCATTCAAGTTGTAGTGTAGCATCAAATAAAACAAGACAACTGATGCAAGTAGACTCTCGTTACGAAAAGGAGATTAATCTTTTAATTGAATTAATTGCAATTCAAGGAGCTTAGTTGCTCTTTGAATTTAAAAACTATATATTATGGCAGTAGATTTAAGATGCCCCGATTGTGGAGACAACTTCGGGAAAGACAAAGAAAACTTTAAAATAGTTGAATGTGAATGTGGAGAAACAATTCACAACCCAGCTGGAATCGATTACGATGAAGAAGAAGACTAAAGTCGATGTATATCAGCAACTAACTGACAAGATAGTTAGTAAACTAGAACAAGGGGAAATCCCTTGGAAAAAACCATGGAAATCAATTCAGTTTGGTTATCCACAAAATTTTATCAGTAAGAAAGTTTATAGAGGTGCTAACTTTTTTGAAGCCTTAATGGAAGATAGAGCTACACCTTATTGGTTAACCTTTAAACAAGCCAAAGATTTAGGTGGACAAGTACGTAAAGGAGAACATGGTATTCCTATTATCTATTTTCAATTTCTTGAAAGGGAAGATGATAAAGGAAAGCCATATAAAATTCCTATGGTACGCAAGTCTACAGTCTTTAACTTAGAGCAAATAGACGGTATTGTAAACCCTTTTGCTGAAGAAAAGAAAAAGTTTGAAGAAGAAAATCTAATAGACTTTAATCCTATTAAAAGTTGTGAAGACCTATTATCTACATTTGTAGATAAGGTAGCTCCATTTAAGAGTGAGGCTTATGGACAGAGAGCTTTCTATAGACGTTCAAGCGATAATATTACAATGCCAGA